GTATTGAGATTGCCGCATTCTCCACCTTGTTGCTCTCAACTACGATCTTGCTTGCCTCTTCAGCAACAACAGGATCCTCGGTCTTATCCTTTATGACGGTGGCAGATTGAGTGATCGTGGTGGCAGACTGCTGAATCTCTTCTGCATTTGCCTTGACAACCTCATTTGATTCCGTGACCTTCTTGACATCGTCATATACGACGGTGGCTACGGGAGTCGCTGGCTTCTCGACCTTTGGAGTCGATGTGCATTTTGCACCAATCATCATGATTCCCATCGAAAGGATCAGTGCGATTTTATATGTCACATTGTTCATTCTCTCACCATCGACTTTCTTCTCTTCATGGATTTTGCTCTCTTGCGATTTGCCGCTGCTCTCTTCTTCTTTGCCTTTCGTGCGGCTCTCTTGGCTTGCTTGGAACGACGAGCCTTCTCTGCTCCACCCATCTTTATGCAAGCCTTCCCGCCCTTCTTGGCAAGTTTCTGTCCTGCGGGACACTTGAAGACGATTCTCTTCTTTCCACCGCGAATGACTATCTTGCGCTTTGCTCCTTCAGCAAGCATCTCAAGTTCTTCGGATGGAATGAGCGAGAGAACCTGATCGACGCTGATGTCATCGACACCATAGACCACATAATGGGTTTCCATCAATGATGTGTTCGCAATGTCGAGTGATAGTTTCATTCGGACATCCTCGTTCGTCTCCTGCTGTCCCTTGTTGAACCTTGGATTTGCGAAGTTCTTGGCGGCGAATCCACCTGGTCCTTGGCGCACCAACTTGACCTGAACCTGCTTCTTTCCCTTGCCCATCGTGGACACAAGACCTTCGTGTTCCTCGCCACCATGGGTATCGATGTCGAACTGATGTGCATGCTCCTTGAACTGGTCGAGCATGTGGTGGGTTGCCTGATTGATGTGGTGGTGAGCCTGAAACATGGCATTGAAGTGGTGTGCATTGGCATCTATCTCCCCATGCACGGCAGCGAGTGTCTTGGCACGACCCTTCTCGCTCTTGTTTGTCTTGTGTATGAACTTCTGTGCGTGTGCCTTGAGTCCTTCGACGCTTCTCTTACCTGTTGTTCGTGCTGCGGTATTGGAATACTGCCTGACTATATCGTGAAGTCTCTTGTTGCCGACCAACTTGCGGGAGAACTCATGAACCTCTGGTGTAAGGTGCTTCTGTGCAGCGGCAAGATGCTTCGTGATCGCGGCATCTCTCTTTGCAGACAAGGATAGTTTGGTTGTCTTCTTGATGGCAAGATCGGGAGCATGGATGCCCTCTCCCTGCAACTGAGAAACATCTGGATGGCTAGTGATCTTCTTCATGCCTTTGCTCCTGGCTTTGGAAGAGCATACTCTGAGTGTGCCGCCAGCGTGAGTTTCTTTCCGCCCTTCACCTTGTATGTGATTGTGTTTGGCTTTGCCGTGGTTTGATTTTCACCATCGGCCTCATGATGCACAAGGTCTGCCTGAAATGCACGACCTGGCTTGATGTTCATGGTCTTGACATGATGAAGGAGAGGGACAAGGTGCTTGACATAGTGTTCCTTGCCAGTTGCGTGGACATCCTCTGGTGTCCTGAAGACATGCTCGACCTGTCCATGCTTTGACTTGACGAAATGGGTTCCATCATGCTCTCTGCCAACCACGACGCTCATTCCACCATCGACCTTGAGGGAAGGCTCATGACCCTTGGTGTGCTTTCCCTTGAACCTTTGGTGCATGGCAGTCATGTGCCTGAGTGCCTCGCTTGGGTTTCCGTGATAGATCATGTCTCCGACATGCTCAAGGTGTCCAGTGAATGGCTTCGCCTTCTTTGCTGGCTTCTTCTGCGCTGCTTCGAAGATTGGTTCGGTCTTCTTCTTTCTTCGCCAGACTCCGTTCCCAAACTGCTTTTGACTTTGCTTTACTAAGGTTGGTTCTCCATTCGAAACCATTGCAATGCCAGGAGCAGATGCCGTGTTTGCAACTTCCTCATCAAGCATAATCTCAAGGATGTCCATCTTGTCCTGATCTTCAAGTGCTTCGGACATGAGTCTATGGGCTTCATCGGTAAGGTTTTTTCGCATGAAGTTCTGGTATGTTTCTTTCATATTTTCCTCAGTTCCTGCAAAAGAGAATCTTCCATTGGTATTGCTGCAAGATCAGCCTCTGGTATTTCGTGACGAAGCACATTGAGATAGTAGAGGAATGTCTTGAGTTTTGGATGGTACTTCTCCTCCATCCTGTAGAACAATATTCTATTTCCTGCCTCTATTCCGAACACATTCGTAAGGACGATGAGATGGTTTATGATCAATCTGTTTCGTTGTGCAGTATCCCCATCATCACGATTCATCAATCTCTTCAGATACTTGATTCTGTCTATATCCTCATAGAACTCCTCAAGAGAGGAGCATTGTGGATTATCATAGTTTTCAAGTGCGAAGGTCAGAAAGTCTTCATCACAAATACGATTGTCTGACATTAGAAACTCAGTCGTGATTCTTCTTGTCTGCTGTCATGTAGAGTTCTGCATCGATCATGAAGAGTCCGCCAGGAACCATGGATGTTCTAATCTTCAACTTTCCGTGCATACGGGAACGGAGGAAAATCTCGTCATCAATGTATGGACTTCCTGATACGGGGTGATCGCTTTCACGCTTTCCGTACTGATAGACATTGAATGTGCCGTTTGTGGCATCCTTGACACTGAAATTCATGTCGCCATCGTCCACATGCAGACCAATCGTCTGCAACTGAAGGAATAGGCGGTTCAAGCGATCCATTGGATCAAGGTGCTGACCTGTGAGGAACCTCTTGATGAATGCATTGATGACTTGCATGTTCTCTGGCTTCTCGACATAGAACAATGCCCTGTCATCCAACGCAGTGCGGTGGTTTGTGTTATATGTTGTTTCCAACAGTGCTTCTATGAGTGTTTGATTCTTGCTCTTGTCAAGAGTGTTTGCAGCAGCATTGGATAGTGAGTCTCTGCGAGTGAATGGGTTCATTTGAATCTCCGTGATTTCGTAAAATATGTATAAAGGAAAACAGCGGCAAAAAGCCGCTGTGTTCTTTAGAGAAGACCTGGTCGTCTGTCACTTATTCCAAGGAAGTTTCTTGGAAACCCAATTCCAAAGTGGGGTGCCGATTGCAGCACCAGCGACAAACATGAGAATGCTCCACCAAGCCGTACCTAGAAAATCTGCCATTTGGTTCTCCTTTATAAAATGAAACCATATACATCTATGTATAGACCCAATCTGAGATTTCCTAAATCACTGCTTTGCTAAATATGACAGGAGGATTACTATGGACAGGACTTACACAGAATCATTTACCATCCCAACAGGTGGTTGGACGGGTGGCGCAAGCGGAATCCTAAATGGAACCACGACAGGAATTACCGCAGATGTTCGTCTTTGGCGCGACGATCCAACTACTGCCCTTAGAAGAATCAGCCTTGCTCCAGGGGAGATCCTACCAGTCAAGGTTCGCCATGTCACTCACAACGCATCGGCAATGACTGGATTCAACTGATACCACTGGTTGTACAACTGAAGAGAACTAAGAAGCCCGGGGACATATTCCACGGGCTTTTTTACGAACTCCTGTAGGACACCCGTCTCGCAAGCCACAAGAATCACGATCTGCTCGACCTTTCGACCAGTGAGTTCCTGAAACATCAAAGAGTATGCCGTGGCTTGCTGAAAGTAGTTCTTGATTCCACTTGGATACTTCTCCCGCGTTGAACCCTTGAAGTCTACGACTGAAAGTTTCCCGTCGTAGTCGCAGATGCAGTCAACTCTGCCAGCGAGTCCTACGCTCTCGCTCCACATGTGTTGCTCAAGCGCATAGACATTGTCGATCTTTGTCTCGACATGACTCTTCAGCATTTCATAGAGTTCATTGACATCGGAATGTTCACAAAGAACAACATCCTCGTTCTTGAGGAGATGTTCCATCATTGAGTGGATGATGTTTCCACGATCACAGACTCTTTGAGCCTCGCGAGGATTTGCCCTGCGCCAAATCTCTATGCCATCCTTGCCTTCGAAGCCCGTGACCGTCGTGACAGACGGCAGATGCTTTCCCGAAGGTGTAATGTAGACTCTCCCATGCTTGCTCTCAAGCACACGGAGTTCGGGAAGATTTAGTTGTATTGGTTGATAGTTGTATGTCTTCAATCATCTATCCATTTCACAGGGAGGAGTGGGAAAATCCTTGCTCCTCTTTGATATATCCATTGGTTGACCAGGTGTCTTCACCTTGGTCTTCTTATCTACATCTTTCTTCTCGGAAATGACTTCCTTGAAGTAAGCCACGGTTTCACTTATGCTCATATTACTATAACGCGCTTCTCTTATGATGTCAACATACTTCTGATTAGAAACTATTGCTTGCCATGGAAGATTCATTCTATTGGCACAGCGACGAGCAAACTGATAGTCTGACTCATGCTTCTCGGTCAAGTTCTTCTTTTGTGCCATTTGCTTTCTTCCTTTTCGTTGGCTTCGGTGGTATTGGATTGAACAAAGATTCTTTTTCTTTCTCATTCAAACCAAAAAATCCAACATCAATGAGTGTTTTTATCCTATCCTTCTTCAACTCGTCGTTGGATGAGAGGATTGTTTTCAAGGATGCGATCAATGCCTTGTTGCTCTTCTTCATATACCCTTATTTATCCTTATCATGTTCTGAAATAAAACACCCCTCATTTCTGAGGGGTGTTCGGTAGCGAAGTTCCTTGTGCGGGTTAAGTTAGTTCCCGACGCGCAGTGAATAGCGTAATGAGACGCTTGCACTGTCCCCACGCCGACTCAGTGAGAAGACTGGGGCGAACACCAATATGTATAAAAATCACTCATTTGCCAACTTCTTGAAGTACGACAAGGCATCATCATCCTCGTCGTCCTCACTCGCCTTGGTCTTGGGCTTTGCTTCCCGACCAGGTGCTTCGGGGTGAACTTCTTCTCCGAAGCATCCTCTTCTTCCTCAGAAATGTCCATGTCCTCTGCCTTCTGAGACTGAGAACCATTGATGACGGATTGGAACTTGGTCTTGAGTTCTCCGTATGCCTTGAACTGATCGGGCTTCACGAAGTCAACAAGCGGGTATTCCTTGCGCCACAGAGCCTCAAGTGCCTTGTCATCTCCGTCAAGGAGAGGTGACGATGCAGAGAACTCTGACTTGTCGTAGTTGCGGTATCCATCGACATTGCGAATCTTAATCTTGAAGTTCGCTCCCTGCCAGAAGTCGAATGGATTCACAGCATCCTCGTCCTTGTACTGAGGATTCATCTTGTCATTGATCTTGTCGAAGATCTTCTTGCCATAGCGGTAGAGGAAGACCTTTCCGTTGTTGGAGGGATTGACGGGATCATCGATCACAAGGATGT